GCAGGGATAGGGAGAAAGGCCGGGAGGTAGTGCAGGAGGGGTCGGAGGAACACGCGCCTGTAGCGGCTTCTCCGCCAAGTGTGACACAGCCGCCGCTCCGGTTCCCTCCGGGCCGGTCGCCTAGCGGACGGAAGCAAGCCTGCCGGGAGCCACTTTCCCATTTGCAGTAGTTGGCCTAGTCGCGGTCCTCTAGCAAATCTCGGGCGTTGACCAGCTCTCCACCGCCTCACATTCCGCAATCCAGTCAGAAATGGGAAAGTAGCGCTGCCCTAGATTCCCATCCATGCTTGGCCTGGGCTGCCGCTCGACGACTCGGACAGCATGCCACCCTCGCGCTTCGCCTCGGCCCGTCTGGATCTTTGGGACCGGCATGAGCTCGATACCCCGGCCGATCAAACTACACACATCCACGGCGTCGTCGAACTTGCCGGCCGGGAAGCGCGTCAGCTGTCCGACGAGATCAGCCTTCCAGCTCGCCTGCTCCGGCAAGTAGATTTTCCCCATCGAGGCCAGCGCCTGAAATGGCCGGCAGCGCGCCGTCTTCTCCGCAACTGACGGCAGCCATTCCAGCCGGACGAAAGCGCGCCGCTCGTTCATGCGCTTGAGCAAATACGGCTCGACTGCCCGCTTGATCGGCCCCGATTCTCCGAACCAGCAAGCCGGCGAGTGCTTGATGATCATATCGCACTGCGCCTCGATCCACTTGTCGGAGGTCGTTTGCCCTCTGAACCAGTCTACCACGTAGACGTTCGACTGAGCGTCGATCGCGAAAATCCCGAGTTCGGTGTAGTCTCCCTTACCCTCGCTGACCGCGTAGTCGCCGGAACCGTACTTGACGGCCTCCTTTGGCAGGTCCTTGTAGGTGTTGGCAAACCAGTCGAGCTGGAAGTAATCGCCGGTCTCGGCGGCCGGCTGCTGCTGAAAGAGCGCGTTCCACGCCCGCACGTCGAGCTTGGCATCCTCCACCATTTGCTGGGTGAACCATTCGGGCCAAAGTCTATCGCCGACCTGGCGGCCGAGCGGGTCGTTGGGCAACGCTTCCATGGGTAGCTCAAGCACCTTCCAGCTGTCGCGTTCGCGCTCCAACAGCCGGCCCGCGAGATCGTCCTCGGACCATCGTGTCGTAATGAGCACTTGCGCCGCGCCAGGCTTCAGCCGCGGCTTGAAATCATCCGTGTACCAAGCCCAGATGCGTGCCCGCACGCGATCACTGTCGGCGTCTTCTCTGCCTCTGATTGGATCGTCGATGATACCCAGGTCGCAGCGCCGGCCGGCCACCGCCCCGCCGACGCCAACCGCAAAGTACTCGCCACCGCGCGCGGTCTCCCACCGGCCCGCCGCACCGCTGTCGCCAGCAAGGCCAACATCGAAAACATTGCGGTGCTCGACGCTGCCAAACAAGTTACGCACTCGCCGGCCAAATCTCTCGGCCAGTTCCTGCGTGTGACTCGCGGCAATGACCGAGTCGGTCGGGTGCTTGCCGAGGTACCAGGCCGGGTAAACCATCGATGCGTACGTCGACTTTGCCGCGCCTGGCGGGCAGCAGATCATCAATCGCGATACCTCGCCGCGCTCGACAGCTTCCAGCTCGCGCAGGATCAGCTGGTGATGCGCGGCCGGCGCGAACCCGAGTTCGCAATAGGCGATGTAACGCTCGACGCTCTCCGCCGCCTGCCGACGGCACAAAAGCTCCTGCGCAGCCGCCGATCGCCTCTCCGAATTCACCGACATTCAGTGCACCGTCGTGTCGTTATCGCCCTCGATCTCGATCTCACCGTCGCCGGCGCGCCGCCGCTACTCGCGATGGCGAGCAGCTCTCGATTGCTGAGTTCCTTCACGTCCCCCCGAACCGTCACGTCCGCCGTCACGCGGTCGCCGAACCTCTGTGGATGCAGCTTGCTCATCAGCCACTTCCGAGCATCGATCTTGAGCCGAGCGCGATTGATGGCCTCGTGATCAATAACCCGCTCGCCGCGCTCATTGATGACAAAGTCGCCAGAAGTATCGTCCGCAATTTCGATGATCTCGTGCGCCCAGCACTCTACCTGCATCAGCCGCGCGATCTCGTACTTCTCGCGAAACTCCCCGTTGTTCTGGAGCCAATAGAAAATCGAGCGGCGCGCCGGCATGCCGGACATTTCGCAGATCGCACGAAGCGAAACGCCCTCGATCATCAGCTCGCACACGCGATCCGCTATCGCCGGGCTGTACGTCAGATAGGATCGACGATCTTCGGGCATTACGCGCGCCAGGAATAGACGTTCCGTCCGATCCCTATACCAGATCGAGCGCCGGATTACACCGTTGGCTGGCTGGGTGAGCGTGACACCGCCGTTGACGGGAAGCGCGAATGCCAAAACTCGCTGCAGTTGCACGATCAGCGGAGTAGTCCGCTGCCCGTGGAAAGCATCAATCCAATCAGCCAGTTAGCCGCCCGTGTCGTGACCATGTCACTACCACGATACCGGCGGCGACGCTAGCCGGCAACTGCGGTTCGTATCCTAACCCTCGTTTTCAGCCGCCGCGGCTCCTCACCCCATGGCGTCCCACCATTCTCGCCTGGTGTCGAATATGGTCTGCTGCCGGCGGTTTCATCTGCGGTTTCAATGCGGCGGCCATTGCGCAATGCCTAGTTCTATTTTAGCCCCGAAGTTTCGTGCGAGTGGCGTCGCGCAACACCTAGTTCTATTTTCGCCCCGAAGTTGAGCTAATTCCTGCGTGTGCAGTGCAGCAATTATCGGCCATGTCGAGTTGTCGTCTCGGCCGGGGTCCCGTCGGATTCCGCAGAAATCCTGGGTTCCGGAGTGACAGGTGACAGATGTGACAGGTTCCACATATAGACACGTAGACGCGCGCACGCGTAGTGGTGCAATTCGAGGACGCCTCGGGCCTCACGGTATAACCTCCAGGTTCGTACATGTGTCACTTTACACATGATCCGTTTCACGCGCGCGCGGCCGTACGTCTGGATAAGGAGAACCTGTCACATCTGTCACCTTTGGCGGAAATGCTAGGGTTTGGAAAAGACCATAGCTAGCGTGTGGGAAATATCATCCTCGCTCATCAACCTACTCGTTTGCCGAGGCGCCACGGGCTTTTTGCTTCGTCACGCCGCCATCGCCAACTGCCGCAGCGGCATCCCGTTCACCATGTCTGAGCAATCGACTGAGAAGTTTAGAAGAGGTTGAGATGAGGCAGGGGGGATTCGGGGAAAAACCCGAATATCGTCGCCACCAAAAAGAAACCGCCGAAGATCGCCAAAAAGCTAAACAACATGAAGAAATAATAGGAACTATCGCTGCGGTCGCGGCAGGCATAAACCGCATACCGGCTGAACAGGCCGCTAATCGTCACCAAGCCAACAGCCACGAGAGCGGTAAACGCAAACGCGAATGGTTTACTTTTTGGGCTCTTGTCGCCGCCGCTGCGGCTGCGGTCCTCACTTTGACTGTTTCGCACCGCGACAATAGGGCGATCATCCGAGAGGCGGAACGAGCCGCTAACCAGCAACATACAGACACCCTTTCCGTCATCGCCCAAACGAATGTCGCCATTACTGAAACTAGAAGACTCGCGGATGCCGCTCGGGAGCAAGCCGACACCGCCGTCGATACCGAACATCGGCAGCTCCGCCCCTATGTCGGCCCTATTATTAATAGTTTGAGGCTCACTACGAGGCCCGTAGATTGCGATCCATCCGTTTCCCTGGTACGAATTTGGCCCCACCCCCGAGTCTGTTACCATACCAAAAACTATGGACTCACGCCCGCAATATTCCCGCGCAATTGTAGTGATGTTCTGGATAATGGTAATGTTATCTTCGCTGATAACCCCAACCTGGCCGACATCATAAATAATGTCATCATCCGATGCAGACAGAACTATGGAACTCCATTGTCGACAAATTGGCCCCAAGAAGAAAGACAGGCAATGGCTGCTACAGATCAACGGATAATTGCTGAGATTTTGGCCAACCCTTCTCATGCTGGCATCTTGTTCTTTATGATTAAATATCAAGACATCTTTGGTGACCACCACACTACGTACGTATGTAGAACCGTTGTTTACCCGCCAAATCCAGGGCAGTTCACCACCCGTTGCCCCATCGAAGTGCCACAAGACGACTAATGAAAGAAGTTGGCACCCGATGATTCGCCGTAATAGCAAGCGCCTGCGGCGATCTCTATGGTTAATGTCCATAGGTGCCACTTTTTACGGGAGGCGCAGTCCAAAAGCCGTCGCCACCCCGGCTCGGTGGTGAGACACCTACATAATTCCGTACTTCTTGAGCACCGCCGTCAGCGCAACGGCAAGCGCGCCGGGCTTCCCGGCCAGTTCCGGAATGCCCGCCGCAACGCCGTCGACGACACTGTCGATCAACCCTTTTTTGTCGGCGCCGTCGGACGGGACCACATGAAGCGTAAACACGCGTTTGGTATTCGCGATCACGACCAAGATCGTCCCGCGATTGACGTGCGCAACGGGGGCCGGCGTAAAGGCCGTTCTCGGTCATGTCCATCACCGCCGGCTTGAGCCACTCCAGTTGCTCGCTCGCCAATCGACACGCCGGTTCGAGTTGCGGCAGAGCTTGGTGATGGGTATGCAGCTGATCGTAAACATCCTGGTCGAAAATCAAATCCAATCTCCTTTGCTCTGGGTTCAGCCGTGGATGTCGGGACGACGGTACTCTTCCGGCGGGGGCTTCAGCTTTATGCCCTTGTGGCCTCGCTCAGCATTGGTTCTGTATTTGTGGTAGCCGATTTCCTCAAGCGCCTGACTGAGGCTTTTCTGCGATCCGACATCTTCCTTGCGGCGTTCGGCCCACATTTTCCAGCTGCCCCACAGCCGGGCGCTGGTTTCCTCGGCGCTGCGATCGTGTGTTTCGCAACATTCCTCGATCCATAAAGCAAGGGCGTCCTCTTCGCTGAGATATGCCTCAGTCGCGGCGGTGACGGCCTTGGGTGGCGCCAATCCGATTTCCTGCCATTCGAAGCAACCCTCGATCATCCATCTCAGGATGCCGGGCCATTCAGGCTTGAGCTTGTCGAACAGGTGCTTGTCGCGCTCGGCCGGAGGGATCGTCACACTGAATGGAATCAGGTGGAAGCGGCGGCGGATCGCTTCATTGACGCCGCTCAGCGAGGGTTTGTGGTTGCCGCTGATCACGATCTTGAACGTGACGGTGAACTCGAAGAAATCTTGCCGCATGAAACGGGCTTTGATCTTGTCGTCACCGGTCAGCGTTTTGATCTTCGCCTCGGCCCAGCGGGCGTTTTTCTCGATCTCGGACGCGACAACCAGGCGGGCGCCGCGAAAGGAGGCGAGGTCGGTCGGGTGGCGATCGCCGTGCGTGACAACGAAGGTGTCGAGCGGCGCCGTTGTCGCGTAGTCGCCGAGCACTCCGGCCAATGTACTGGTGAAGACGCCTTTGCCATTGGCGCCGGTGCCATAGAGGAAGAACAGCACTTGCTCGCGGACGAAGCCCGTGCAGCAATATCCGGCTACGCGCTGCAGGTAGGCTTTAAGCTCGGCATCGCCGCCGGTGACTTTGCCGAGAAACTTGTGCCACAGCGGGCACTCGCCTCCTGGCGTCACCGCGGTCACCTTGGTGATGTAATCCAGCGGATTGTGGGGCTGAAGAATGATTTCCCTCATTGCGGCGTCCCTGGGTCAGAACTGAGATCGGCAGTCCCTTCCGGGACATTCAGCCGCCCTTGATCGCGGTCCCAGGCGTCGACGGTCTCGGCCAGCCGGCGGTCGGAACGGGACAGCGAGACGACAGCGGCGACGGTTTTTGCGCTGGCGACGCCGGCGGCCAGCTTCTGCGTCGGAGCGCCGCCGCTAGTATCTCGGCAGATCGTGCGCGCCAGATCGAATACCCGCAAGGTGTCGTCGGTCTGCCAATGCGAGCCGCGCCATAGCAGCCATTTGCCCCACCCTGCGACATGCCGAAGCTTATCGTAATGCTCATCCGCAAACTTAAGGGCGAGGGCATCATCGCTGAATTCCGGCGGCGCTGCGGGACTGCCGGGCGGCGTAGGGTTGCGCCGCCGTTGATTCCTGACCTCCTGGAGCTGGACGATCGGATCATCCGGCTGAAGACCATCAGACATTGGTCGCCCTTTTTGCGGCGCTGATTTCGCGGGAGGCCAGTGCTGCAGCAATCGCCCGCACCTGTTCGGCCGGCAGCGGCGGCGTGCAGTGCACCTGATTGAAGGAGTCGACCAGCGACACGGCTAGATGCGGGTTGAGGTACCGCTGGCGCAGCAGATGTTGCAGGATTGCTCTGATCGCCCTCGCCCGCTCGCTGCCAACGGGAACCGAGGTGCCAAGCGATTGAAGAAATTCGCTGGCGGTCTGTGCCGGTGCGGCCGCCCCCGGCTTCGCCCGCTCGCGCAATCTCACCCATGCAACGATGTCATTGAGATGCCGGTCGGAGCAGTAGCGGTCGAGGTCCGCCGCGGTGCGACCTCCTGGGTCGGCACGCTCAATCGCCTCGCGCACCCTGGCCTTGATCGGCTCGGGATTGGCATCGGCGCCGTTCGCCGTGAAGTAGGCCGCGATCGCGGAAACCATTGGAGCGCGAAACCCGCGCTCGCCTCCGATCTCGGCGAGGTGCCCCTCGATGCCGAGCCCGACACAACCCTCTCCGCCAACATACGGATCATCGGCGGATGGTTCTGGGATCAGCAGAGAGACCGCATTGTCGAGACCGCGGCGAACGCCGTGCCGCCGGGGCAGGGGGTCGCGCATGCCGCCTTCGAAGATCGGATCGGCGACGTAATGCGGCTGCACGACACGGTAGACCGACGGGTCGATCAATTTGCCGTGGATCTTGTTTGCTGCATTCGCCCAGCGCGTCAGGGCGGCGTCGCCGAGCGGTTCATAGAGCCAGAACCACAACCGCACCGACAGTGTGTCTTCGCAATCCGGCAGGTTCTGCGAGCAGGTGAA